AAATTTAGGAAAGTCAAGGGAAAAATTCAAAAAAAATGAGAAAAATCAAGGTTTTTTTAGTTGTGTGTTCGCTTTTTGTTCTAGTTTCTTGTGGAAACGTTCATAATTGCAGATTTTCCTATGACATAGACAAATTTCCGAATCGGGAAGCAGTTTACCTGTGTGATTTTTAGTATAAATACTATATTATGACTTATTGCAACAATTGTGGGAGAGAATCCCATTGCGGAAAGCCAAAGTATGAAATGATGGAAGCAAGAAAATTGGAAATCTGTAAATATTGTAGATGTGATGATAAAAAATGTAGTGTGAAAAGGAATAAACAGAATGTCAAAAGAAAAAAAGTTTAAGTTTACAGATAATAAAGAAATAAATCAAGAAATATCTGCTACGAGTTGGAAAAAGGCAGTTAAATCTTTTCAAAATAAAGTAAAAACGCCATTAATCTTTATTGAGTGGATAAGTAAGAAAGGTCAAGAGATGACCAAGTGGCAAAAACTACCTATAGGTAGAAAAGATAAGATAGGAAAGTAAATTATGAGTAATATTGATACGTTAGTAGAACAATTGGGTAAATTAACAGTTATTGAAGCGGGTGAATTAGCAAAAAAACTAGAGAAGACTTGGGGTTTAGATTTAAATGCTATAATGAGTACACCTGCACCAGTTGAAGAAGTAAAAGAAGAGTCTTTATTCAAAATTACACTAACAGGTTTTGATCCTGATAAAAAAATTAGTGTAATTAAAGCAATTAGAGCTTTTAAAGATATGGGACTACTTGAAGCAAAGAATTTTGTAGAAGGTTGTCCTTCAATTATCGCTGAAGACCAAGCAAAAGATGAAGCAGATAAAATTAAGGCAGATATTGAGTCTGCTGGAGGTAAAATAGAGGTAAAATGATAGAATATTTAAAAGACGCAAAAAAATGGTTAACTGAAACTAAAGTTCCAGTATACGTTTTAATATTAGTAGTTCTAATTTGGATATTAGCATAAAGCAATGCCAGGTATCAGTAGAAAAGGCGACCAATTAACAACAGGACACACTTGTGCTGGAGTAACTACGTTAGATACTCCAACACAATCTACTGTAAGAGCAAATAATATTGTTATAGCAAGAAAAACAGATAAAACTGTAGTACACCCAGCACCACCACCACCTTTTTGTCCAGCACACGTGATGATGGTTAATGTAGGAAGTTCTACAGTTAGAGTTGTAGGATTACCTGTATCACGAATTGGTGATAGCGCAGACGCAGGACAATTAATTAAAGGTTCTACTACTGTAAGAGCGGGTTAAACTGTATAAATATTACAGTTATGGCACAAAGCAATTCAGCATTTTTAGATGATTATACAAAACACGTTAAAAGTACTAGTACTAGAACATCTAGGAAATTTAAAGATATAGATTTAGACTTCGGTAGAAATCCAATTACTAATGACGTTAATGTGGTTGAAGACGCAATAGCAATAAAGAGGTCTGTTAAAAATTTAATACAAACAAATTTCTATGAAAGACCTTTCCATCCAGAATTAGGTTGTGGTGTAAGGGGATTGCTTTTTGAAAATTATTCTCCAGTATTGAATGTCTATTTAAAAAGAAAAATAGAAGAGTGTTTAATTAATAATGAACCTAGAATTGAGTTAACTGGTATTATGATAAATGGAGATGATTTTGAAAAAGGTGCAAGAGTTAGTGGTAATGCTGATGAGAATAGATTAGATGTAACCATATATTTTAATATTATAGGTGTACCAGAACCACAAGAAACAGCAATAAGTTTACAAAGGTTAAGATAAGAAGATTATGAGTGAATATAATAAATTTTTAGAAAGAACAATTGCAAAATCACAGCAATGTAATAGGAATTGGGATTTATCTAAACAAATTCCAGATAAAGATATTAAAACGATGGAACAGGCGGTGACACAATGTTCATCTAAACAAAACCGTGTATTTTATAAAGTTCTATATACACAAGACCGTAATAAGATTGAAGCAATACATAATGCTACAGATGGTTTTACATATCGTTTGCAAAAGGACAAAGATGGTAATTATTTAACAATTACTAATCCTCAAGTATTAGCAAATACATTATTTGTTTTTGCAAAAGATAGAGATGATAATATGGAAGCCAGAACGGATAAAGAGAATGAACTTGGCATAGAAGAAGAAAGAAATTCTGAAGACGGAAAGACGGATGAAAATCGTGCAATTGGAATTGCTGCTGGATATTTAACTCTTACTGCTAATCTTTTAGGATATGAATCAGGTTGTTGCCAGTGTTTTGATGGAGATAAAGTTAAAAGTATATTAGGTGAAGATGTATTTTTGTTAATGGGTGTAGGTTATGGTGATAAAACAAGACCACGAAAAGAACATCATATGGATCCAAGCATTACATTTCCTTCTTTCAATAAAAAAATAAAAGTAGAACGAGTATAATAAGATGTCACAACATAAATTACAAATATCAGAATTAGATTTTGATTTAATTAAAGCAAATTTAAAAACATTTTTACAAAGTCAAACTCAATTTCAAGACTATGATTTTGAAGGGTCTAGTTTATCTATTCTATTAGATGTACTATCATATAACACTCACTACTTGTCATACATTGCTAATATGTCAACTAATGAAATGTATTTGGATAGTGCTGATATTAGAAAAAATATTGTTTCATTAGCAAAGATGTTAGGATATACTCCTACATCTCCTAGAGCACCAAGAGCGTCTATTGATGTTGTTGTTAATGGCGCAACAGGTTCGTCTGTTACAATGCAGAAGGGAACAGTTTTCACAACTACAGTTGATACAGTTGATTATCAATACGTGACTAATGAAGATATAACAATTTCACCAGTAAATGGAGTTTATAAATTTGAAAATGTGCCTCTTTATGAAGGAACATTGGTTACATTTAAATATACATATGACACAAATGATACTGACCAGAAATTTGTTATACCTAGTGTTTTAGCAGATACTTCAACTTTAAAAGTTATTGTTCAAACTAGTGGAACAGATACAGCACAAAAGGTTTATACAGTAGCGGGTGGTTATAATGATGTATCAAGTATTTCAAAAGTATATTTTATACAAGAAGGTGTAAGTAATAAGTATGAAATTTATTTTGGTGATGGTGTAACAGGTAGAAAATTAGAAGATGGTAATATTGTAATAATGGAATATATTGTAACTAATACAATAAATTCAAACGGTGCTTCAAAATTTAATTTATCAGGAAATGTTGGTGGATTTACAAACGTAACTATAACAACTGAATCAAATTCTTCAGGTGGTGCAATTGGAGAATCAAATGAGTCAATAAAATTTAATGCACCTTTACAATATGGTGCTCAAGATAGAGCAGTTACAGCAACTGATTATGAAACTATAGTTAAATCAATTTATCCAAATGCATTATCAGTAAGTGCTTGGGGTGGAGAAGATGATGAAACTCCAACTTACGGTGTTGTAAATATTTCAATTAAAGCAAAATCAGGAACAGTATTATCAGATACATCAAAAGCAGATATAGTAACTCAATTAAAACCTTATAACGTTGCTTCAGTAAGACCAATTATAAAAGATCCAGAAGCAACTTCTGTATTAATTACTTCAAATGTTAAGTATGACGCAAAGGCAACAGCAAAAACTGCTGATACTATAAAGGCAGATGTTATTGATAAGTTACTAGCTTATAATACTTCTACTTTACAAAAGTTTGATTCAGTATTTAGATTTTCAAAAGTTACAGGTTTGATTGATAATACAGATGATAGTATTTTATCAAACATCACAACTGTTAAAATAAGAAAATCTTTCCAACCTATACTTTTAACATCTTCAAAATATAGTATCTATTTTAGAAATGCATTATATAATCCACACTCTGGACATATGGCAAGTACAGGTGGAATATTAAGTTCATCTGGATTTAAAATTGATGGTAATGATAACGAATGCTTTTTTGATGATGATGGCGCAGGTAATGTAAGATTATATTATTTGTCAAGTGGAGTAAAATCTTATTTAAATTCAACACAAGGTACTATTGATTATGGCACAGGTGCAATAATAATTAATTCATTAAACATTGCTAGTATATCAAATATTAGAGGCACAACTTCAACAGTAGTTGAATTAACAGTAACACCAAGTTCTAATGATGTTGTTCCAGTTAGAGACCAAATTGTTGAAATGGATATTGCAAATTCAACTATAACGGTTACTGCTGATAGTTTTGTAGGAGGAAGTGCTGAGGCAGGTGTGGGATACACAACTACTTCCAGTTATTAATGACAAATGGCAAAATTTAATGATAAGATTTCTACAATACTTTCTGGTCAACTACCTGAATTCGTAGTTACTGAACATCCAAAGTTTGCTGAATTTCTTAAAGTCTATTACCAATTACTAGAGTCCGCTGAGTTATCAGTAACTTCTGTTAAATCTACAGAAGGTATCTTATTAGAAACAGAAACAGACCAAGCAAATAATTTAGTTTTAAATGCAAGTGCTTTAGGTAGTGCAAGAACATCACTTGACGCAGGTGATAAACTTATTTTTGAAATTTACTCTGGTACTGAATATGGAAAATTTGAAAGAGGTGAAACAATTACAGGACAAACTTCTGGTGCAACTGCTGTTGTATTAACAGAAGATTTAGATACTAAACGTTTATTCATAAGTGCTAATAGTAAATTTATAACAGGTGAAATAATTGTAGGTGGTAGTTCAAATGCTTATGCAACAATAAATAATTATAAACCCAATCCAGTAAATAATATTGCTGACCTAGTTAACTTTAGAGATCCAGATAATGTAATTAGTAATTTCTTATCAAATTTTAGAGATGAGTTTCTTGCAACACTACCAGATACATTAGCAAATCAAGTTGACAAAAGAAGTCTTATAAAAAATGTTAAATCACTTTATCGTTCAAAAGGAACGAATAGAGGACACGAAATATTTTTTAGAATATTATTCAATGAAGAATCACAAACCTTTTATCCAAGAGAACAAATATTAAGAATATCAGATGGTAAGTATGATACATTAAAAGTTTTAAGAGCTATTGCTGATATTGGCGATACAGCACAATTAGTTGGAAGAACAATTACAGGTGCAAATAGTGGTGCCTATGCAGTTGTTGAAAATGTTACCAATTTTCAAATAGGTGCAGATACAGTTACAGAATTTATTTTAAATAGTGATTCTATTCAAGGCACATTTCAAATTGGAGAACAACTACAAGGTTCTGCTTCAGATGAAGACGATTGGTATATTAAAGCAACTATAACAGGAATACCAGGAACAAAATCACTTACAAATGATGGTGCATTAAATGAAACTACTGATACAATTAAAGTTATTGCAGGTGGAGTTGGTGCTATATTTAATATTGATGAAGTTGGTTCTGGTGGAATAACAGATATTGTAATTAATAATAAAGGAATAAATTATGAAGTCGGTGATAAATTAGTATTTGATAATACTGGAACAGGTGGAAGGGATGCTGCTGGATTTGTAAGAGTTATTAATGGTGGTATTGCAGGTGAAGATTCTGACCAAATAGTTTTAGAAGATGGTACTATGGCAGCAGACCCATATTTTGGTAATAGTATTATGCAAGAATTAGGAACAGGCACAGGAACAATTGAAAAGATATTTTTAATTTATAATGGAACAGGATATACTTCTTTACCTGGCGTAACTATAACATCATCAGGCGGTTCAACTGGAAGTGTAAAGGCGTGGGGTGATGAAATTGGAAGAATTATTGCATTAAAAACAATTGAGTTAGGAAAAAAATATCAAGACGCTCCTAGTCCTCCAGTATTAGAATTTTATAACAGTTGTGTATTAACAGGTGCTACTGGTCTATTTACAGTAGGGCAATCTTGTACAGTTTCAGGTGGACAAGGAACAATTGTTTCATATAACACTTCTACAAATGTATTAAGAATTAAAAGTATTACAGGTGCATTTACAGAAGGTCAATTATTATCAGCAGATTCAGGTGGGTCAGGAACTATTGCTAAAATTGATGTTGCAACAGCAAATGTCAATGTAGTTTCAGTTTCAGATACAGATGGTAAATTTATTAATGAAGATGGTAAACTTTCTGAAGTAACAATGAAAGTACAAGATAGTAGATACTATCAAGATTTTTCTTATGTATTAAAAGTTGCTAGTTCTATTGCAGTATGGCGGGACGCATTTAAAAAGACAATGCATACAGCAGGATTCTATTTTACAGGTCAAGTAGATATTACTTCACAACTAGATGTTAGAGGAACACTACCATTAGTTGGTGCTGTTTCTGGTAGAACAGAAGTTGAAATACCATTAATTGCAATTCTTAATACTTTATTCTCGGTGATATTTGGTAGAAGATTAGGAACGATAGATGATGGAACATCTTTAAGAGCAAAACCTCTTGAACCAGGAGCTATTGATTTAGACCATAATACAAATGAACATTTTGAAGCAAATCAAAGAGATTTAACTTTAACAAGACCTGGATTAACAATAGATTATTTGAGTAGAAAAAGGGCAACAATAGGTGGTCAATTTGTTAAAGCTGGTTACGCATATGCTGGACCAAAATGGGGAACACTTAATAAGTATGCAAATACTATATTTAATACTTCAATTGGTGGTACAGGACATACGTTTGAACAATTAAATAATTTAAAAATATTTGGAACAAGAACTAGTTTAGATGGTCAAGGTGGAGTATTCCTAATGTCTTCTCATCCTGAAGGACAGAAAGTTAAAATGGCTCTTGCGTTTCCTTCATTCTTAACTTATAGTAATAATGAGTTTAGTAATACAGTAACTAACTTCTCTCAAACAGGACCAACTTTTGATGATACAACACCGTAAATGATTATAAATAGTAAAGTAATTTAAGGAAGAAATGGCAAAAAAATCAATAGATATAGGATCAGCAGCTAATGACGGAACAGGTAGTAACCTACGTGTTGGTGGTGGTATTATAAATGATAACTTTAATGAAATTTATACTGCTCTAGGTGACGGTACTACTATAGACCAGAATAGATTACTTAATTTAGCAGGTGGTACTGGTATTGATACTACTTTAGTTGGTAATACTTTAACTTTTGATATTGACGCTACAGTTCTTACAGAAACATCAACAGATACATTAACAAATAAATCAATTGATTTAGCAACTAATACCATTACAGGTACTACAGCACAATTTAATACTGCTTTGTCAGGTGATGATTTTGCGACACTTTCTGGTGTAGAAGTTCTTACAAGTAAAACTTTAACTACTGCTACTCTTGGTGGTAAATTGATAAACGATTCTGGTGATATGGAGTTAGAACCTGTTACTGCTAATTTAGTAATTAGAGGTGATGGTTCTTCCCAAGACGCAAAAATTACACTAAATTGTGATGCTAATACACACGGACAGACTATAACAGCACAACCTCATAGTTCGGGTCAAACTAACACAATGTTATTACCAAAAGGCGGTAATTCAACTTTAGTTTCAGAAATTGCAACACAAACTTTAACAAATAAAACTTTAGACAGTCCAGTTATTAACACACCAACAGGTGATGTAGTATCATTATCAGGTTTTCAAACCCTTACAAATAAAACTATTTTAACTCCTGTAATTACAGGTTCTTTATTCAATATTGCAGATGATACATCAACAACTTCTTCCATAGCACAAGGAGATGTTTTTAAAATATCTGGTGGTACTGGTATAACAACAGTTGTAAGTGGTGATACTGTTACACTAACAGCTGGAGGACTTACAAATTCAGAATTAAGTGGTACTGCTGGAATTTCAAATGCTAATTTAGCAAATAATTCAGTTACTATTGGTTCTACAGCAATTGAATTAGGATCAACTGCTTCAACAGTAAATGGTTTATCATTAATAGGTTCTGCTTATATAACAGTTAGTGGACAAAATTCAGCAATAAGATTTAATCACGTAAACTTAGCAGCCTTTCCTAATTCAACTACTTATTCAGGTACACCTGCTTTAGATGAAACAACACTTAAACCTTATATAGCAACTACTTCAGGTTGGGTTGAAATGTTAACAGAAAATTCTAGTGCTGATGATATTTCAAATGTAAGTATGACAGGAATTACTGATGGACAAGTATTGGCTTGGAATTCTTCAACTACAAAATTTGAACCAACAGCTGCCGCTTCAGCTACACCTTTCACAACAGATAAATCACACGTAGGTGATGGTTCAACAACAGGATTTACAATTCTTGGTAGTAGAACTGTAGATAATATTTTAGTATTTGTAAATGGTATTTGTTTAGTACCAACAGACGATTATACATATGCTGGAACAACATTAACTTTTATAACAGCACCTGCCAATAGTGCAGAAATAGTAATAAGATATTTAGGATCATAAAATGGGAATTAGAACAAGAAATAGAGCTAACAATGTAAATGCAGATGGCACACCTTTAACTTTAGGTGCAAGTGTGCAACCAGTTAAAGATGATGTAACAGCTTTGGCTTTAAGAGAAGCAACAAACGAATCGTCTGCTGCTTTCAATTTGCCTAATACTTTTATAGATACGTTTTCAGATGACACAAATCTAGGAACACAAACAGATGTAGATAGAGTTAGTGGTCATATAACAACTGCTATAACAACTGTTGACGAATGGGTAAGTGATGCTAATACTTTAGCATTATTACATTATAATGGAGCTAATGCTGGAACAGTATTTACAGATAGTTCTTCACACAATAGAACAATAACTAGACGTAATCAACCTACTACAAATACAGGAGAGAAAAAATTTGGAAGTGCTTCTGCTTTCTTTGATGGTTCAGATGACTCTTTATCAATGCCTGATAGTGATGATTGGATTTGGGGAACAGGTGATTGGACTATGGAAACTTGGATATATATGAACGTCAATACAGGCACACACGGATATGATATATTCAACCAAGCAAAAACAGATTCTACCGATACTGGTGGTGCTTGGCATTGGGGTATTAGTCCTAATGCAGGAATGAAACAAAAATTTAATGTTTATCATAGAAATAGTACAACAACAGCAGATGATTTTGCTTTTGAATCTGGTACTGCTATGTCAACAGGTCAATGGTATCATATGGCAGTAGTTAGAGATGGAGGTACAATAAGATTTTATAAAGATGGTGTACAAGATGGTTCTGCTTCTGTACCAACTTCTTCTGGTGGTCATTTAATGACTGGTGCTTTAGGTGGTCAAGTATGGATAAGTAAAAGAGCTTATACTGACTCTTATGGTGTTCTTAACGGTTATTTAGATGAAATGAGAATATCAAATAATTGTAGGTATCCTAATGGAACAACTTTTACTCCACAAGAACGTACAACATCAACAGCTACAGGAACATTAATTCAATCAGCTAATACAGTAGATGTAGCTAAAACAAAAGTAGCTGGAACAATGCTTTATAAAGATGGTATTGGAACAGGAGTTATCGGAACGGATTTAAAGATATATTTCAGTTGTGATAATGGTTCAAATTGGACTGAAGCGGTAAGTTATGATACTATTACTCCAGTCTATAGTACTGGTGTTAAACAAGTCCGTTTAGGAGAAACAACTTGTACAAGTGGCACAGGAGTTATTTACAAAGCTGTTTGGGCGAACCAGACAGATACTACTAAAGAAACACAACTCCACGGAATAGGAATTAATTACTAATTAGAAAACTTGTATAAATATAGATAAAGGAAATAAGAATGCCAGCAATTATAACAAATAAATTCAGAATACACAACTCGGAACAATTCCAAGAAGCGTTTACTGAAGCGTCAGGAAATACTTTCTATTTAGGTATAGGAAGACCTCAACCATTTGGGACTTCTACAAGAGGAGATGGAAGAACAAATAATGAAGGAACAGACGCATTACCTGTGACTCCTGCAGATAACGAAAATACACAAAATTTTACATATGATGATATGCTTGCTTGTAAAAAAGTAGCAAGTACAAATGCTGGATTTGTAATTCCTAGAAGAAATTGGACGACTGCTACTGTATATGATTATTACAGACACGATTATGGAGAATACATTACTGGAACAACAACAGCACAAACTTCAAATAGTGGTGCTGTTACTTTATATGACGCAACTTTTTATGTATTAAGTGCTGCTAGAAATGTTTACAAATGTTTAGATAATAATAGCGGTGGTACTTCAACTGTAGAACCTACAGGAACATCAACAACAATATTAGCAACTGCTGATGGATACAAGTGGAAATATATTTACACTTTAACTGCTGCTCAACAAGCAGAATTTTTATCAGTAGATTTTATGGCAGTTGGTACAAATGGAACAGTTAATGCTGCTGCTGTAGATGGTGCAATCAATGTAATTAAAATTAAAACAGCGGGTTCTGCTGGTACAGATGGAACACACGCAAGTGTTCCAATACGAGGAGATGGATCAAGTGGAGTTTGTTCAGTAACCATTGCTTCAGGTGCAGTTACAGCGGTAACCGTAACTACTCCAGGAACAGGATACACTTACGCATATATTAAACTTGCAGATATAAATGCTGCTGGTGGTGGTGCATTAATTAGTACAGAATTAGATTGTATGATTGAACCAAAAGGTGGACACGGATTTAATGCAGTACAAGAGTTAGGTGGATTTTTTGTTATGTTGAATACAAGTTTAGAAGGAACAGAATCAGCTAATTCAGGTGACGTAACTGTTGCAAATGATTTTAGAAAAGTAAGTTTAATAAGAGACCCGAAATCAGGTGGTACTGCTGCTTCTGCTGCTACATTGAGAGCAACAAGTGCCGTTGTTGGTGCGTCCAGTAATTTAACATTTTCAGTTGACGAAAAAATTTCACAAGCAAGCACAGGTGCAGTTGGAAAAGTTGTAGAGTGGGATCCAACAAATAAAATATTATATTATATTCAACCAAGACACAATGATGAGGGAGTAGATACTAACGGTAATCAGACAGCATTTAGTGGCACAAATATTATTACTGGTGCAGATACAAACGCAACTTTAACACCTGCTACGACAACAGGTACAGTTAATAGTCAAACATTTTCAAACGGATATTCTAGTTCGGAAATTGACCACGGTTCAGGTGAAATAGTTTATGTAGAAAATAGAGCGCCAATCACTAGAGCTGCTGACCAAACCGAAAATATCAAATTGATTATAGAATTTTAGGGGAGTTAAATGCCAAGTCCAACAGATTTTAACTTATCGCCCTATTATGATGACTTTAATGAAAATAAAAAATTTCATAGAGTTCTTTTCAGACCAGCATTTGCTGTACAGGCGAGAGAGTTAACACAATCACAGACGCAATTACAAAACCAAGTAGAAAGGGTTAGTGACCATCTATTTGAAAAAGGTGCTATGGTTATACCTGGAGAAATCGGGTACGACTTAAATTACACTTCAGTAAAACTTTCAGCAAAATCAAACTCAACTTTAGCAGATTATAATGGATTAGAAGTAACAGGTGCAACTTCAGGTCTTGTTGCAAAAGTTATAGGTGTATCTGTAGCTGATGGAACTGATCCAGATACATTATTTGTAAAATATTCAAAAACTGGAACAGATAATACATCAACTTCCTTTTCTGATACAGAAATTTTAGATTGTACAATTAATTCTTTGGCTGCTACAGCGACTGTTGCTTCAACACATAAAGGTTGCGCTGCTGAAGTACAAAAAGGAGTTTATTATATTAATGGATATCACGTTGAAGTTTTACAACAAACAGTAGTACTAGACAAATATACAAACACACCTTCATATAGAGTTGGTTTATTAGTTACAGAATCTTTTGTAACTCCAAATGAAGATGGAAGTTTAAATGATAATGCTCAAGGAACATCAAATCAAAATGCTCCTGGTGCTCATAGATTTAAAATTGATTTAACACTTCAAAAGAAAACTTTAGCAGCTACAGATGATAAAAATTTCATAGAATTATTAAGACTATCAAAAGGTATTTTACAGAATAGAGTTAGAAATACAGAATATGGAGTATTAGAAGATACTTTTGCTCGTAGAACATATGATGAGTCAGGAGATTATATTATTAAAGGTTTTGAATTAGATATAAGAGAACATTTACTATCAGGAAATAATAGAGGTATTTACGCTTCAGGTGCAGGTGGTGATTCATCTAAACTTGCAATAGGTTTAGCTCCAGGAAAAGCATATGTTAAAGGTTATGAAATAGAAAAATTAGGAACAACTTTTGTTGATGTAGATAAAGCAAGAGAGTTTGATACAGAACCAAACTTTAAAACTAGATTTGATTTAGGTAATTACTTAAACGTAACTAACGTTTATGGTACACCAGATATTGGTTTTGTAACAGGTGATATAGAATCATATAAAAGTCTTGACTTATATAGTACGGCAACTGCTGTTAGAGGTGTAGTTAATACAGCAGCAGGTTCAAGTATTACTCAAATAGGAAGAGCAAAGTCAAGAGGATTTGAATACTCATCTGGTACTGCTGTAAATAATATTGTTTCAAGTGGTGGTTTAACAAGTTCTATTTTTAAACATTATCTATTTGATGTAGAAACGTATACTCACTTAAATATATTAACAGCTCAAGCTTTTACAACTGGTGAAACTGTAACAGGTGGCACTTCTGGTGCAACTGGTGTTGTTCAATCAATATCAACAACAGAAACGGCAACAATTAATAGTATAACTCAAGCAAATCCTTGCGTAGTTCAACACGCAAGTCCCCATAATTTTTTAGATGGACAACAAGTTACTATTGCAGGTGTTGGAAGTTCTTGGGCAATTGATTCAGTTGTAACTACTGGTGGAGTATTTACAGTTAGAGTAGTTAATTCTACAGATTATAATTTATACAAAGAAGATGGAACAACTCCTGTTAATTGTACAACTCCAGGTACAGGTGGAACAACAGCACACGGAATTGTAATAGCTTCAAATGTACAAGGTTCATTTACACCAGGTGAAATAATTACAGGTGGAACTTCAAGTAATACAGCAACTTTACAAGCAGATGTTTTAGGACGTAAAGCGGCAATAGTTTATGGTTCTTCTGATATTAAAACAATTAGTATGACAGGTTCTCCTGGGTATGTTGCGGATGTAGTGAGAGATAATGTTAGTATGACAGGTACACTATCTGTCGCAGGTGCAGGAACAATAATTAATGGATTTGGTACAAGATTTACAGATGAATTAAAAATTGGAGATAAAATTACATATATAACAAATACTCCTCTTGCAGAAACAAATGAAGTAGCCTATGTTATTAATGATACAAGTTTTGCAGTAACTTTAGGTGCAGGTGCTGATGTTACCAAATCATCTTTTACTAGAGGACGTGGTGCAGTAAAAGAACCAGGTAAAAATATTTCTATCTTTAAAATGCCTTATGAAACTATTAAGACATTAAAGACAACTGTTAATTCAGGAATAACAGATACAAATTTTGCAATTAGAAGACATTTCACAGCAACATTATCAGGTAATGGTGACGCTTCAATTACAGCAGGAACAAATGAAACATTTAGTGGATTAAAAGAATCAGACTTTACTGTTTCTATTATGACAACTGGTGGTGGTAGTGCTGGTGCAGTATCAGATATATTAAGTTTAAGTGGTAGTAACCATTTAGCACAAACAATATTTACTTTAGCAGGTTCTCCAACTGGTAAAACTTTAACATTAAATTTTGGTACTAATTATGCAGGACATAAAGTAAAAATATTAGCAACAGTTAATCGTTCAGTTGCAAGTTCTAAAACTAAAACATTAAATTCAGCACAAACAGTACAAATTGCTACACAAGCAACTGTTGAATCTGGTGTATGTGGATTAGGTAGAGCAGATGTTTATAAAATTAATAACATTTATATGGCAGCAGATTTTTCTACAAATGCTATTGCTGGTGATACAGATATTACAGATAGATTTGATTTAGATACAGGACAAAGAGATAACTTCTATGACATTGGAAGAATTAAATTAAAAAATGGTGCATTAACACCAACAGGAAGATTACTAGTTAATTTTGATTACTTCTCTCACGGTTCTGGAGATTATTTTGATGTAGACTCTTATTCAGGTATTGTTGATTATGAAAATATACCAGCATACGAATCATCAACAACTAATGAAAGATTTGAATTAAGAGATACTTTAGATTTCAGACCAAGAGTTGATGACGCTTCAACAATAAATTCAGGTAGCCAAGACCGTTCATATGACGGTGTAGGTGCTTCTACAGTTGATTCAGTTAAATTTGGTACAGACATAACATCCGATTTTGAATATTATTTACAAAGAGTTGATAAAATATATTTAGATTCAGCTGGAAAATTTCAAGTATTGAGTGGTGCAAGTTCAGCAACACCAGATGTTCCTGGTTCTTTAGATAATGCTATGCATATGTACACTTTATTTTTACCAAGTTATGGATTAGATACAGCTGATGTTAGTATAGAAACAGTTGACAACCGAAGATATACAATGAGAGATATTGGACATTTAGAAAGAAGAATAACAAATGTTGAATATTATACTCAATTGTCTTTATTAGAAGTTGCTGCTCAAACATTACAAATACAAGACGCTGATGGATTTGATAGATTTAAAAATGGATTTGTTGTAGATAATTTTACAGGACACGCAATAGGTGACCCAGGAAATGTAGATTATAAAGTTTCAATGGATATGGCGAAAGGTGAAATGAGACCAACATTCCACGAGGATGCTATTCAACTTATTGAACGTGATGGTGATGGTACAGCTATTGTTGCCGCTGATAGAACGGATGGACAATACCAAAAAACTGGAGATTTAATTACATTACCTTATAGTGAAACTGCTTTAATAACTCAACCGTATGCAAGTAAATCAATTAATGTTAACCCATTTGGAATATTTACTTGGATAGGTTCAATTGCATTAACACCAGCAAATGATGAATGGAAAGAAACAGAAAGAGCACCAGAATTAACAATTACAAATGATGATGGTACTTGGGATACTTTAGTTGCTGTTTCTGGTAATCCAAATCTTCAAGAAGTAGAGATAGGTACAGTATGGAACGAGTGGACAAATAATTGGACTGGAACATCAACAACTAATACTACAGAAAATTTTGAACAAAGAGGTGGTCACGGTTGGAGAGTAATGCAAAGAGATATCCAAACAACTACTCAAACTGGAACAAGAACAAGAGCAGGAATTAGACAAGTAATAGTTCCAAAAACAATAACAAATAGTATTGGTGATAGAATTATAAGTGTAGCATTTGTTCCGTTTATTAGAAGTAGAACAGTATCATTTACTGCTACAAGAATGAGACCAAATACAAGAGTTTATGCTTTCTTTGATAGTGATGATATATCTACTTACATAACACCAGATGGTGGTTCTTTAGGTGGTAATCTTGTCACGGATGCTAACGGTGCTGTAACGGGAACTTTTGCAATACCTGATCCAAAAGTAAATTCAAATCCAAGATGGCGAACAGGTCAAAGAATTTTTAGATTAACAAGTTCATCTACAAACGTTTTAACACAAGCACCAGATACAGCTGCTAATGCTGAATATATTGCTAGAGGTATTATAGAAACAGTACAAAATACAATTATTTCTACAAGAACAGCTGCTATAGAATTTAGAGCAACTAATGAAACAGAAAATGTAACTAGAACGGATGTCCAACGAGGGGCAGCTAGACAAGTTGGTTATCACGATCCATTAGCACAAACATTTATGATTGATGACGCTGGAGGTGTTTTCTTAACATCTATGGATTTATTTTTCAGTTCTAAAGACGCTAATGTACCTTTAACTTTACAAATTAGAAATACTGTAAATGGTTATCCAGGACAAAATATATTACCGTTTAGTGAAGTATCATTAAATCCACCTTCAGTTAATATAAGTGCTGACGCAACAGTTAAAACTACATTTACTTTTGCAAGTCCTGTTTATGTACAAGAAAATACAGAATATTCTTTTGTATTAATGGCAAACTCAACTGATTACAATTGTTATGTTGGTAGATTGGGAGAAACTGTAATAGGTTCAGATAGAACAATATCAGCACAACCATATGCTGGTGTAATGTTTAAATCACAAAATGGTGTGACTTGGACAACTGAACAAAACGAAGATATTAAATTTACATTGAAGAGAGCAGAATTTGAAAATGTAACTGGAGATGTTATGTTGACAAATAATACTTTACCTGCTAGAACACTTAAACTTAATCCATTACGAACAACAAATGCTTCAGGTGTAGTTAGAGTTTATCATCCAAATCACGGAATGCACGGCACATCAAATAATGTGACCATTGCAGGAGTGTCGGCTGGTACCTATAATGGTATTGCTCATACTGATTTAAATGGAACATATACAAGTATTTCAAATGTAACCCTAGATAGTTATGATATTACAACAGCTGGAACAGCAACTGCTACTGGTGATATTGGAAGCAATACTGTAACTGCAACACAAAATAGAAAATATGATGTAATGAATTTATCAGGTGTTCAAACAATGAAATTACCTGGTACAAGTATTGAATGGTATATTAGACCAACTACTGGACAATCAATGCACGGTGCAGAATCAGAATTTAGTTTAACTTCAACGGCAAATAAAGTTGCTGTTGTTAATTCTGAAAATGTACACTTTAACAATCCAAAAGCTGTAATGAGTGAAATAAATGAAACAAATGAAATGTCAGGTCAAAAATCTTTTTGGTTAAATTTAAAACTTTTAACTACTAATACAAAAGTTTCACCAGTTTTAGATACACAACGAATGAGTGCTTTTATGATTTCAAATAGATTAAATAATCCAACTTCTGGTAATACACCAGATTTTGTTGATGATATTGCTTCAACTGGTTCATCTACAGCTGCTCTTTATTTAACTAAACCTGTAGTATTAGAAAATTCATCAACTTCTTTAGACGTTAGATTGACTTCAAATGTTAGGTCAAGTTCAGTAGTACAAGTTTATCATAGAACATTAGGACCAGAAGATGATAGAAAGATTGAAGATTTATCTTGGACACCATTTAATACAGATGGTTCGGAAGATACAACAGTAACACCTGCTGAAGATGACACAACATTTAGAGAATACAAATATTCAGTAGCTAGTTTAAATCCATTTACATCTTTACAAATTAAAATAGTAATGAAAGGGTCTATCTCATCATATCCTCCAATTGTAAGAGATATGAGAACAGTAGCATTGGCGATATAATAAAATGGCAAACGGAATATTGAAAGTTGAAGGACACTCAAATTTAGTTAGAGATATAAGTACTAATGCTATAGTAAGAACAAGTAATGAATATGCTATCTATATGAAAAGAATAAGACAAAGAGAAGAGAATGCAGACCAATTAAGAGGTATGTGTTCCGAGATAAATAATTTAAAGAAAGAATTAAGAGAAATAAAAGATTTAATTAAGAAGGTTATAAAATAAAATGGCTGTAAGAAATATAGCATTAACAGATACACTAGAACAATTTAGAACAAATTTTAACGATATGTGTCTAAATGATTTTGGAGATATTGGAACTTTAGACCCTTCAATGTCGGCAACTAGTGTTATTGGTGCAGTTAATGAATTAGCTAGTCAAATTTTTGCTGCTGAAGGTTGGAAGATGGAAGATTCTTCTTCAACTGTACAGCAAATTGGTGCAGGTCAAACTGCTCAATTTAAAGGTGTTTCAAACCAAACAACTGCTGTTGTATCTGTTCCAGATATTTTAACAATTGGTTTAACAAATGTTGTTAATATTACTACTTCTTTATCAGCTCCAATTGTATCTGCAGGAAGTTTAACTTTAACAAATGGTTCTATTACAGATTCAAGTGGTTCTATAGATTTTGGAGATGACCATATAATAACAACTGGTGACATACAAGCAAATAATATCACAGCGCCGACTATTACAACTACAGGTGGGACGAATACTTTAGGAACAGTTTCAGTAGTTGGTAATACATTTTCATCTACAGATTCTACTGTACTTCATTTTGATGATGATGTTCAAATTGAAGGTGGATTAAAAACAAATACTATTACTGCTCGCACAGGAGATAGTGTTAATTTTGGTGGTAGTCATATATCAACAAATAATATAACAACAAGTGGGGCTATTTACTTAACAGGTGCAAATAGCAATTTAGGTATTTATTTTGAAGGTGCAACAAATGACGCATTTAAAACATATATAAGACCTACAGACCCTACAGCAGAAAGAATAGTAACATTACCTGACTCAACAGGAACAGTTGCTTTAACTAATACGACAGGATATGCTGATGGTACTATTTTTACATCTTCATCAACTTTAGTAATCTACAATTCAGCGGGAGTAGCGCAAAAGACGATTGTTGGTAGTGCTACATAGGAGATTTAATTATGGCTATACGAGCTCCTTTATATTATAGCGGCGGCAATTTGAAAGAGATGTCTTCTGCCGAAGTAGACCAAATAATAGCACAAGCAATTTATCAATATTCACAAACACCATCTGTTGTATTATCAGTAGTAGGTTCTGGCGGAAACGTAGGATCAATAACTGATACAAGACAACAAGCGGGTGCTATGTTAACACACGCTTCAGCATTTCCAAATGAAGCAACAACACCAGAACCTACAACGGTAACTATTACTTACGATAAAATAGAGCAAACTGTAACCTCTGGTTCAGCACCAACTGATTCAGGAAAAAGTTGGCCTGTCTATAGAACAGCAGGTAATGATATTCAAGCAATGTCTTTACAAGATGTTAAAGATACATTTATACATCCTGCTATTGATTTATTGACAGCGGCGACCACAACAAGTGAACAAGCTGGAACATATCATATTAATGCTTCAAATAGTGTTGCAGGTTCTACTTTAGTTAACGCAACACCAATTTATGTAAATACTCAAGCAGATACAACTGCTTATGCTGCTGGAGATATTCCTGAAGATTTAGACCAACCTACAACAATTGCAAGTTATTATTTGCATAGAGTAGATGGTGTTGATACTACTATAACAAGAAGTCCGCTTTATGTAACTGGTGGAAATGATTTACAAGATTTTACAGAAGTTGCTTTTGAAACATTATTAGCAAGTCATATTAAATATACTGCCGCTGCTTCAGTAGATGGTTATAAAATAACTTATAGTTATGCAAGTGGAGTAAATAGAGGTTCTGGTATGGCAGATACAATACTGACAGGTACAGGAGATTATCAAACACATCAAGCGGGTGGAGATGATTATAGAGCGCAAGAGTTTCCAAATGGTACACCTACAACAGCAAATACTTGGTATTTGAAAATATTAAAATCGTAAATTATAGGAGTATATTATGATTAATGAAGAAAATTTTATAACAGCACATTTCATAGATAATGAAAGAAAAAATATTGAAGTATTATTAAAAAGTGATGACGGAACAGCAGTCAATCCACATATACTTGAATATGATGTTGACAATCCAAATTGTCAAGAGTTATTAAAACTTTGTTCTTTAGACCAACTTCACGAAAATACTTATACTAAAAAACAAGAAGAACGAAAAGCTTATATTAGTCAAATTAAAAATATAGCACAAAAAGAAGGTCTTATTAAAGATATAATAGAAGAGGTTAATCCTAAATTTATTGAGTTGATGATGGATTTTCTTTTAAGTAATAAGAAAGAACATATAGACCGTTTATTCAATTTTAAAATATATTTGTTTGAACAAGATGTAGTAAAGAATTGTAAAGACCAAAGTACAAAATCTGCTATTAGAAAAGCAAAAACTCCTTTAGAAGCACTTAAAATTTATATTAAACTTTGGGAAGATACCAATAAGATTTAATCCATTCTTCTTTACAAGAGTGTATATCAGTTTCGGGTCCAGCAAAGTGTACTATTTTTATATTAGGATGTGGTTTATCTAATATCATATAATCTTCTTCAAATCTTTTACAATACTCTACATTATTTTCTAAATTTTGTTCTTTATCTAAAGTATATTTACCAATCCATTTACCTTTAACTAAAGATATTATTATATCATTTTTAGTTGCTATATCTTCAACAAAGTTTTGTTCACCAAAATATTTGTAATGTACTTGTCCTGTATTATAATAATGTAGTTGCCATTTTTCTGGATCTTTTATAAAAGTATCCCATATAACTTTACATTGTCCAGATTTAAATTTAAAGAAACCGCCTTGAACTTTTGGTTTTGGTAATCCCCACCATTTGTCATAAGATACTAATTCATTATCTACTACAGGCCAACCTATTAAATCATCCATATTATTTACAATAATCTGGTCAATATCCATAATAATAATTTCATCTCTAGGATTTTGTTCCATAAATTCTGGATTAAAGAAAGATAATTTATGCCAATGGCGTTTTATTTTACTATCTTTTGGTAAAGGAATAACTTTATCTGCTTTAACATTTGGATTATCGCTATAACAAATAAATTCAAATGGTAGGAAACAATATTTTTTTAATCCATTATAAAGTTTTTCAACATAATCAGGTGAATATTTTCCTTCAAAATAAACACAACATATTTTAATATTAGTTTTTCTATCTTCTGTAAGTGCGTATTTGTCGTGTGGGTTTTCTCTTGCTCTATTAGCACTATGATGTAAAGGTACACTACAAAATCTTTGGCAAAGTGTAGCTGGATTAGTTTTTAATTCTTCAAAAAAGTTTTTCCATTCTTTACTATTAATAATATCTTCTATCTTTTCGTTATTTGCAAGTTTTAAATGTTTTTGTCTTAATCTTGCTATTTGAGGTTCTATTAAAGCTATAGGAGTGTCTACCCAACAACAAGGCATTATATAACCAGTTGCTGTATAAGAAAGTTCTTTAAACGATAAACATTTTGGATTAATCTTTTTCATTTATTTTCCTAGTTGATAAAATTGTTTTTTTAGGACTATGTGTATTTTTAAAAAATCTTTCATCTTTTAATTCATCTAATGCTACTTTCCAATCTTTATAACCTTTATTTTTTATATTTTTAAACATTCGTAAATCATCATTATAACGGTTAACATAGTAATTTGGATTTCTAGGTTTATATTTGTCACCACCGTAATGCCAACGACCTGAAAAAACTAAATCAAATTCAATATTGTTTGCCTTTGCCATACTTCTTGCTTCTTCTATATCATATTCATTATATCTGAAAACAATATATTGCCAAACAGAAGTTTTACATTTTTTAGCACATAACTTTGCCATTTCAAATAATTTTTCACCATCTTGATGAATTCTATATTTGTGACTATCTTTAGGTAGACCATCAATACCAAACAACCAAACTCCTTTAGGGTTTGCTTCAAATGCCTTTTCATACCATTTTACAGGTTTGTGTGTGGATGCTGTATTAATCGTTACTGGAATATTTTTTTTGTAACAATATTTTAACATATTAATCAATAAAGGATTAGCAGTAGGGTCTGATATTTGACCACAAAAAAGTAGTCCCTTTTCAAAGTAATTAGCAATTTTTATAAAATCATCCCACGGCATATCTTGTCCAGGTACTGGATGTCCAGTTCTTCTTATTGCTTGTCTTTGACATTTAGGACACTCTAAAGGACACTTATGACTAGAGTCTATATTAATTTTTCTATTTGAGAAATCGTATATCATTTACACTTTCCACAATGTCTTTGGCATTGCCATACAGCATTAACATCATTCCAACTATTAGGTAATGTTTCTGTATACCATTTATGATTTATTATATCTAGTAAACTAGAAGTAAAAATATTAAGTTCTTTTTTATATTTTTCATATTCTTTCATAACTGGATGTTTCATAAAATCACTTTCTTTAGAAGGATTGTGTTCATCTAAAAAATAAGGATTAGAGAAATAACAGCAAGGTAAAACTTGACCACTTGATTCAATTTCAAGTTTATTTGCTTTTTGCCATTTGCAAGTTATATCTATTATTTCTTTTTTTTCTTTTCTTATTTTTTTAACCATTTTACTATCTAGTACTGTTAATTTTGTTGTTTGTTTAGTAAAGTCACCAACTTTTTTTTCTCTACCTTCATCATCTGTAAAACAATCTGCTTCACGTTTGTTATAGGTCTCTTCTTCTTTTGAAAAATCAACACCAGCTTTTTCTAAACTTGCAGTTTCTTTTCCAGTAAAAAAAGTCATTTCATTACGACCTTCCCAACGGTCAGTTAAAATTCTGTTGTGTTTGGTTGCTCCGTGATCCATAACTAATTTTTCAATTTCATCTAAATGATTTTCATTATGTTTCCATACTAAAGTATCAACTCGTATTCTTGCTGGAGTGTTAGATAACATCTCCATATTTTTTAAAATTTTATCCAAAAAAGTAAACTGTCTATATCTTTCGTGCATTTTTTGTGTGGTGCCTTCAACAGCAAAAACAACGTGTAGGTTTTTACCTCCTATTGATCCAAACTCCCACCACCAATCTTCATTTCTTAATGAACCATTTGTATTAATAGAAATATGTGCTTCTGGATTTACTTGTCTAATATATCTTGCTATATCTAGTAAGTCATTATTTGTTAAAGGGTCTCCCCACGTACCACAAATATTATAATTATAAATGTGTTTAGCAACTTGTACAGGAAAAGCTCTTTTAAATTGGTCTAAAGACCATACAATATCTGGTAACCATTCGTGTGCTTTTAATCCAGTTAAGTTTGTTCTATGACATTGAGGACATCCAGCATTACATCTAGTTGTAATATCAAGTTTTAAATCAATAGGAAATATCCACATTATATTATCTCCCATAACTTTTCAAATTTCTTACTAATTAAATGTATTAGTTTAGCAGATTTTAATTCTTTAGTGTGTTCATCTTCTGGCATTACATAAGTGTGCCATTCTTTAGGTATATTATACCAATTTATATTATACTTGTCTAATAGATAATGGAAAAAGACTTCATTGTTAGGAAAAAATTGTTTTGATATTTCTTCTCCAAATAGTTTTTCTTTTTTTGCTGTATATAAAACATCTAAAAGTTCATCTAATTTTTCTGTATATTTTAATTGTTTTATAGCATTTGAATTGCCACCTAATATAGCTGTATTTGCTATTAAATAATCCGTATCAAAATTGTTATCTAATGCTAACATTGATTTTTTAGCAATAGCTTTAACGTACATACTATATCCATCAAAATTGCTAACTATTTCCTCATATGTGTTTATTTGTTTCTTATAACGTTTTAATGCGCTTGTACTCCATATATTTTCTTTAGTTGCATTGGGAGCGTGAACACATATCTTATTCATATCAAACTTTTCAAAAAAGGATTCAGTTGTATTTGGTACTACATCAAAATCAAAATAAAGAACATTGTCAAATTCTTCACCTAGTTTTTCCCATATATGTATCTTGTATAGATTGATTATATCAAATTGATAACCACTAAATTTCTTTTTAAATTTTTGCCAATAGGTGTCGTTTTCATAAAGTCTATATTCAGCATTACAATGCTTAGCATATTCTTTCTTAACATCTATTAATTTTTGATAGTGTTTTGCTAATTGTATTTTAGTGAATTGATGTTTTTCACTTAAATTAGGTTCATTATTTTCTATGTATATACTATAGATTATATTTTTCATCATATCTCCATACGGCGTCAAAGTCTTTGCAGACAGCGTGTACTATTTTTGTTTCTTTTGGTATAAAATGTTGACTATCAAAGAAGTAATGCCACCTTCTATCTAACCATTGTATACCAATTTTATTTATATTTACTTTATATGAAAAGATTGTTTCATTATCATATCTAAACATATCAATAATATTTTGTGGATACATACCATCTTTATCATTTCTTAATTTTGTCATTAAATCTATTGTATCTTTAAAATCACCAAAGAAATCTAATTTTAAAATTTGTTCTTTTGAAGCACCAATGATACCAGTATTGATAACATCATTTTTAGGATCAAGTCCTTTCTCTATAAGCATTGCTTGACAATTAAAATACTTTGCTGTTGGACTTCTAATGCCGTGTTTAATTTCATCTATACTCATCATCATTTTATTAATCATAGTATTGTTATTATAAACAGCAATATGATTTTGTATATCCCATATATCAAAAAAGGAATCTTTGGTTACAGGTACAGCATCAAAATCTAAATATAAAATTTCATCATATTTTTTTGCTAGTTCATATAGTAAATGTATCTTGTAAAAATTTACAATTTCATAACCTGTTAATTCTGGAAAGTCTTTACGTAGATTTTTTTCAAAGGTTTGATAACGTTTATCATATTCAAACATAATAAAAGTTGCACCTATGGTGTCAGCATAGTTGCGTTTGGATTCAATTAACCTTTTATAGTGCTTTTTAAATGCATTAACGGTTATGATTGCCTTTTCTGCTGTGTCTTTTCTATGCTTTGATTTACCATAATGCTCTTTCGCTGGCACATCAATGTAGATACTGTAAATTGCTCTTTTCATACTCATATAAATAATACTAGACTATTTATTAAAGATTATGGATACTATATTAAAAGTGATTGATGGAGTGACCACGGATAGACTGGTCAAGTCTATTATAAATTCACTAAACGAAAATCAAGAGAAAAGTAAAGATTGGCTTATAGAGAAGTCAACGAAATACTTTAGCTTTTTTAATTCTCCTTCTGTAGTTATAGCGGCAGGTTGGTATGGGCATTTAGCAAATAAGCTAAAAGAATATACTAAAGGAGAGATTGTTTCCTTTGATAAAGACCTAATGTGTAAAAAGATTGGGCAAAGACTTTATAAAGATATTACATTTACAGAAGCAGATGTAAAGTATTATGATATTAAAAGATTTAATATAGTTATATGTACTTCTTGCGAACATCTTGGTCAACATTTAATAGATGATTTTTTAAAGAGAAGAAAGAAAGGATCGTTAGTTATATTTCAATCAAATAATTATTTTTCAATTGACGAGCATATTAATTGTCATAATAGTGTAGTAGAATTTGAGAAGAGTTTAAAATTAGAAAAGGTATTATATAGGGGCACTTTAAAATTGGATAAGTATGAAAGATATATGGTGATAGGATTATGAAGATATTATTAACAGGTAGTGATGGATTTATTGGTAAAAATCTTTCAGTATGGTTATCAGAAAAACATTTTGATGTAATTGGTTTAGACCGTAATACAGGTAAAGAATTACTTACCTGTGATTTAAAATATGATGTTGATTGTGTTGTACATCTGGCAGGTCTATCTGGTGTCAGACAAAGTTTTGAAAATCCTACAGACTATTGGAAACAAAACGTTATCGTAAGTCAAAGAATATTTGACTATTTTAAAGATACAAGAATTTTGTATGCAAGTTCAAGTACTGCATATGAACCCTGGAGAAATCCTTATGCAATGAGTAAGTATAGTATGGAACAAATTGCTCCTGCAAATAGTTTAGGTATGAGATTTACTACTGTATATGGACCAGGTGCAAGAGATACTATGTTGATACCAAAAATTTTAAAAAATGATGTGCCATATGTTAATACAAATCATAGTAGAGATTTTATACACGTGTATGATATTTGTTCAGCGATTGAATCTATATTAAGACAAAAATCAATTACAGCATTTCCTGAAAAGACAGGTGCAATAGATATAGGAACAGGTATTACAAATAAGTTAACTGATATGATGGACTACTTTGGAATTACTCCTGAAAAAAGAGTTGGTGGTGATACTGAAAGACTTGACAACAAAGCAAACATAGACGCAATGACAAGTTATGGTTGGGAACCTCAATATGAAGTAAAGAAATATATTGAAGATAATAGGAGAACGAATTAAATATGAGTTACTTATATGACACAATAGCAAGATATGGCGACCTTATTCCTTTGAATTGTAATTTAAAGTATAAAATATTTGAGGAAGGTTTAAAATTATTTGATGATAAATGGGTTCAATATAATCCTAGAAAAAAGATTGCTAGGTATGGTTTAAGTATTACTAGTTTGGATGGTAATTTTTCTGGCATACCAGATTTGGATTCAATAAAAGAATATAATAGAGAAAATAATTTAAAACTTAATGAACCAGATTTTAAAACTCTAACCCCCTTTTGGCCTTATGTTGAATCAGTATTATCAAAATTTAAAAATCATTTAGGAAGAACTCATATTATTAAGATGTCAGCGGGTGGACAATTTCCATCTCATAGAGACCATTTTGATAGAGAATTACCAACGTGTAGATTATTTGTTCCAATCTATAATTGTAATCCACCATATAATTATTTTATTTTAGATAATAAAGTTTTGAATTTTGAATACGGAAGATTATATTTTTTAAATACTGCTAAAGAACATATAGTATTTACAAGTAAACAAGAATCAATGTTTATAGTAGCAAATACTATCTTAACAGAAAAATCTACTGATTTAATATTACATAATATGATGAGTAGTTAAATGAACTCATACCAATGTATAAATGATATAATAAGTATTGATGAAAGAAAGCAACTTTTGTCTGAAGCAATGAGTTATAATTATGAAAATTATAAAACTTATAAAGGAACACCTACAGGAATACAAGTTGTTAGTACATACAAAGGAGCTGTTCCTATAGTAGGTTTGGTTAAAAAAATGATTAATAAGACCAACCCTAAATTGAATTTTTTTATAGCAGTTTTTATGAAGTTTGCTCCAAATGATGGAACTGGAATAGGTAACAATAACTATGGTATTCATAAAGATGACCACCTTGGAAGAACGTCTTGTATTACTTGGGCATTATATCCAGAATTAAAAGATTTTTCTCCCATAAAATATTATAATGAAGATGAAACTTTTAATGAAGCTGTATATTATAAAGAGAAACCTTTAATCATTACAACTAGAAATAATCATAGTGTTGATAATAAAAGTGAAAAAGCAAGATATACTTTTCAAATATGTTTTTATGATTCAATAGAAAAATTGGCAGAATTAGACCAAAAGGGAGAATTGTTTATATGAAAACAGATATAAAAACTCTTCGCCAATACGCTAGATTAAAAAAACTTCCTGAAGTTATTAATCTTGGTAATATTGAAGAAAGTAAAAGATTATCTCTATTAAAAGATGTTGATAAAACACCTATAAGTAATGAACGTGCTATTAATAATAGAAAGGGTGTGTATGGTGTAGAACATAATTATTTAACACCAGCAGGAAAAACTTATAATCAAAGGCATATAGATTACTTTAATATTGATATAGAATGCTTAAAAAATTTTATAGATAAATCTGATTGGAGATATGCAGAATTAGAAAAAAAATCAAATATACCTGAACATTTAGATAACCCTTATTATTATAGATTAATTGTTATGTTAAAAGGCGAACACGAATTTATTTCAAAAAAAAATAAAATTATAATGCGTGAAGGAGAGGTTTGGTTTATTAACTCCGCTTATCACCATTCGGTATACAATATTAACAAAGATAAAAGAATTGCATTGTTAGGAAAAATGGAGATTAATGAAAACAATACCAAATTATTACGAGCTAGAACCTGAAAATAACATTTTTCAAGATGTTGTAATTGATGTTACACATAGATGTAATATGAATTGTAAGAATTGTTATATTCCAAATAGAGAAATACCTGATATGGATATTAACAAAATGTTAGAGGCAATTAAAAAGTTTCCTAAAAAAACAATGATACGAATTATTGGTGCAGAACCAACTATGCGTAAAGATTTACCAGAAATGATAACTCTTATTAAAAAAACTGGTCATAGGTGTACTTTAATTACAAACGGTTTAAGATTAGCAAATGACTCATATGTAAAAACTTTAAAACAACACGGTTTAACACATTGTTATATTAGTATGAATGGTGCTGATAATGATGATTGGTATGAGAAAATAGATGAGTTAAGATGTGCTACTAAAAAAGTAAAAGCTCTTGAAAATTTAAAAAATAATAAATTTCTTATTGACACAGGAACAATTATTGTAAAAGGTATTAATGATGATGTAATAAGTAGACTATTATCTATGTTTGAAAGATTAGAAGTTAAAAATGTAATGGCTAGAATAAAAAATGTAGGCAATCTTGGTAGAAGTATGTATGATAATGAAAGTGGAAATTATACTATGGATGATTTGATAGGGTTGGCAAGTAAACAAACTGGTCTTAGCGTAGATTATATTGAATCGTGGCGAAACAAACCTATCTATCAAAACACCGAACCAGAAATAGATAGTTTTATTTTTCCATTAAAAAAAGAACAAGAAGGTAAACTATTACATAAAAGTGGTATATGGTTTAAAATAGCAAATTGGAAAGGCAATGGCGGTAAAATACCTTTTGCAGGTCAAACTAGAAGAGGTAGATTAACACCTGATTTTAAAGTTGCACCTTTCTTTGAACACGTGGTAGCAAATGAAGGCGGATATTAATATAAAAAATGTTTTAAATGATAAAGATACATTATCTAAATTATCATCTAAAGCAGTAAAAGACTCTTATCATAATTTTCACAATTTTGATAGAAGACTATCAAATTATTTAAATTATCATATTGTAGAATATGAAAATGAAGTTATTGCAATGGCAGGAATGTTTCAAAGTAAATTTTGGCCTTCTAATTTTGTAAGAGTATTAGATAGATGTTATTATTTTAAAAAGGTAAGAAGTAATACATTGAATTCTTATCAAACAGGTGGAATTGCTACAACTCATTTATTACCTTTACATATAAAAATAGCGTTAGAAAAAAACTTGATACCTTTCTTTTCAATAGCTGGTATTAAAAGAAGAGCTGCTATGAAAAAGATGATAAAGAGGTGGAATATTAATCACAAACACAAATTAGTGCTGTTGCCTAAAATGTACTTTACCTGTAATCAAAATGTTGATGAAAATCCAAACGATATTTTTTGCTGGCAAAATGTTGCAATTTTAGACGTTGATGGTTATAAAAATTTTAATTTACCTTACCGTGAATTAAAGCGTAACTGAAGGTTCAGTTTCACCAACTAGTTCCTCAGTAAATACTATATTATTACTTGAGCAATAGTTTTCTCTAGCAGTTTCATTAGCAACTCCTATATCACTTTCTTGTAATAAATCGGCAGTTGCTCCATCTTTGTAATTTAATTTATAATATTGCTTTAAACCATCATTTGACTCAAGCTTTTCGTAAGATATAATAGATGGATTAGCTCCATCATCTGCTTTTAAGCTTTCTATATATGCTTTTGCTTCATCATTAACTTGATACCACTCCGTATCAGTATTTGGTCTGGTGTATGTAATTAGTGTCCAGAAACTCATAAATATTCTCCTTTTAATATGTAACATTATTATTTATACCTGTATAAATAGTAATATGAGTTTAAAAATGGAGATAAATGTATGATAACAATTGACAAAAAAGAGTATGATGAAACGAAGTTTAGTCCTGAATTACAGAATTGCATAGCAGTAAGACAAGAAATCCAGGTAAGCAAAACTAGACATTTAATTGAGATTGAAAAGATAGATGTTTTAACTAAATATTACAACGAAAAAATAGTCAAATTGATTAAAAAAGAAGTACCAGAATCCGAGAAAAAGTAAATGGCAGCAATAGCTAATCTAACGATAGACCAAGGCGCAACCTTTAGTTCAGACGTAACTGTAAAGGATGCTAATGGACAGGCGTTTGACCTAACTGGTTATACGGCGGCGGCGAAGATGGCTAAAGGTTTTGCTTCCACAAGAACAAGAATTAATATGTCTACTTCAATAGCAGCAGACGCTACCACAGGAGTAGTTACTCTCTCATTAACAGCAACAGAAACAGGTGATTTGGATGCTGAGAGATATGTGTACGACCTTGAGATTACAAAGGATGCTGGAGTTACTAGAGTTATTGAAGGCATTATAACTGTAAGACCACAGGTTACTGTCTAATTAAATATTATAAATATTCACAGGAGAGAATTGGATGGCAGATATTACAGCCACGGTAGGGCAAAAAACTACTACAACAGCAAATATAAATGTAAATACTGGAGATGGTCCAGAGGCAGTTTCGGTAACTTTACCATCTACGGTAGCAGTACAAAATTCTTCCCTAAAATTTGCTCTTCTTGGTGATGTTGACACAACACATTTAGATGATGGCGCAATGATTCAATATAGGTCTAGTGATAATAAATTTGTAACTAGAACCGAAATAGTTACTACAACAGGAACACTATTATTTAATTGTGGGAGTTTTTAAAAACTAGCATATGGCAACAGTAATACAGATAAAACGTTCATCAAGTACTTCAGCACCAGCTACATTAAAACTTGGGGAATTAGCATTTACTTATGGAACAGGAACTCAAGGTAATCTAGGAGATAGATTATTCATTGGGGAAGGTGGAGTTGATGGAAATGGTGACGCAAATAATATATCAGTTATCGGTGGACAATATTTCGCTGAAATTTTGGATCACGTACAAGGTACATTAACAGCAAACGGTGCTGTAATAATAGATTCAAATAAAGCAATAGACGAATTCATTGTAGGTAATTCTACTAGTGTAGGTGGAACAATAAAATTTAATGAAGGTACTAATAACGGTACTAACTTTGTAGGACTTAAAGCACCTAACTTACTATCAGCTACAACAACATTTGCATTACCAGGTGCTGATGGTTCTCCTGGTCAGTTCTTAAAAACTGACGGTGCTGGTAATTTAGAGTTTATGACTGTTAATCAATATATTGATTTAGCAGGTGATACAGGAACAGATACTTACAATACAGCTGAAACATTAACTTTCGCTGGTGGCGCAGGTATGGATACAGTTGTTACCGATAACAATGTAGAAATTCAGGCGAACACATTAACAGATTCAAATTTATCGGGTAGTGCAGGTATATCAAATTCTAATTTAGCAAATCCTACTACAACATTAGGTAGTTCAGTATTAACTTTAGGTGCTACTGAAACAGATATTGCAGGATTAACTTCTTTAGTAATTGATGACATTACAATTGACGGTCAATCAGTTACAACAACAGCGGCAAATAAAAATATTAATTTAACACCACACGGAACAGGTACAGTTATTTTACCAAGTGGTTATGAAGATAGAGCAGGATTTCAAAATCAATCAGTTGCAAACAAAGCATACGTTGACCAAGTTGCTCAAGGTTTAGATACTAAACCATCTTGTAAAGCAGCAACAACTGCTGATTTAGTAGCAACTTATAATAATGGAACATTAGGTGTTGGTGCAACATTAACAGCAGATTTTAACGGTGCAATATCAGTTGACGATATAGCATTAAGTGTTAACGATAGACTTTTAGTTAAAGACCAAACAGACGCAACCGAAAACGGTATTTATAAAGTTGACCAAGTTGGTACTGGATCAACTCCTTTTATATTAACAAGAGCAACTCCAGAAGACCAACCATCTGAATTAAGTGGTGGTTCATTTGTATTTGTAGAAGAAGGAACTATTGGTTCTAACAATGGATATACATTTACACATACAGGACAACCAGTATTTGGAACAACTGATTTAGATGTATCACAATTTTCTGGTGCAGGTCAAATTACTGCAGGTGCAGGTTTGATTAAAGATGGTAATACGATAGATACAAATCCTGATAATAGTTCAATTGAAGTTTCAGGTGACCAAATAAGAGTTAAACCTTTAGGTGTTACAGATTCAATGATTGCAAATAATACTTTAACAGGTGCTAAATTTGCTGATCCTCTTTATTTCAAAGATGAGTCTTCAACACAAGGACAAGTTTCAATTGGAGGCACTTTAGAATTTTTAGCAGGTGAAGGAATTAATACAATTGCTAGTGGCAATCAATTACAAATAGTTGGAGAATTAGCAAGTACATCAAACATTGGTGTTGCTTCTTTTTCTGCTGATAACTTTACAATAACAGCTGGTGACGTTGAAGTAACTACAGTAGATGGAGGAACTTTCTAATGTTTGGTTGGATAAAAAGATTAATTAATAAAACAGTTAGTTCTTACGAACCAGTTAAACCAAAGACTACTACTATTACAATTAAAGATTTAAAGAACAAAACAAAAAAAGAATTAGAGAGAATTGGTAGAAAATTAGGAATTGAATTAGATAGAAGATTATCTAAAACAAAATTAGTAAATAGAATTAAATTTAGGGCGAAATTAAAAAGGAAGAAATAAACTATGGCAACAAAAATAAAACCATACCGTACAGAAGTAGCAACTCGTATTCCAGACGCAAATAATATGGATGTTGGAGAGTTGGCTGTTAATGTAACAGATGGTAAATTTTATATAAAAAAATCAGCTGGACAGATTAAAGAAATTGGTGGTGCAGGTTCGGTAACTTTGCAAGACGCAACTAGTAATGGTTCTATTACAAATAGAGATATTACTATGAACGGATCAAATTTTATATTTGAAGGGAATTTAGAAAATGCGTTTGAAACTACTTTATCAGTAGAAGAACCAACAGCAGATAGAATATTAAAATTACCTAACACTTCAGGTACTATTGGTACTTCGGATGACGCATTAGCATATTCTGTAGTTTTTGGTTCATAGGTTTGTTGAAAGATTATGCCGTCAACATTTAAAAATGCAGGAATGACTGTAGGGGTTTTAGATAATTCCTCAGCAGATTTATATACAGCAGGCGGTTCTGAAACTGCTGTAATTCACGCATTATATATTTCAAATAAAAGTGGATACAGTACAGCAAGAGTTAATGTAAAAGTTACTACTGACGGTGGAACAACTTATAGACATATAGGTAGAAATTTAGAAGTTCCTGCTAGTAATACATTAACTTTAGATAAACCAGTAAATTTGGAGAACAATGACATATTAAGAGTGGTCGCTGATCCTTCTCCTGATTCAACTTCTGTTGATGTTGAGGCAGTAGCAAGTATATTGGCAATAACTTAATAAATAAATATAGAGAAATAAAATGGCTTATATAATCCCAGGAGAAATCAAAAAACAAAAAGTATTCAATGGTATAAGACGTACTAAAGAGGGTATGTGTTATCTATCTTCTATTGATCCAAATTTTACTACTCAACCAATAGAAGTATCAAAGTACTATGAAGATGGTAAATCTGATAGTGTTGCTAGAGATGAAGGAGATTACCTTGAAGAAAGATTAGAGATGTTTGAAGTTCAATATTTCACAGGTGACGGTGCTACCAAACAATTTACAATATCAACACCAGTTTTAAATGAAACAAGAATAGCTTGTTTTATGGATGGTGTTAGACAAGAAGCATTTTCAACCTATACATTAACAGGTGGAACATCACTAAATTTCGTATTAATTCCAGCGTCAGGTGCTAGTATTGTGGTTGGTCAAATTAATAAAAGATACTATAATAATGATAGCGATAGGTACCAACAAATTAAATATTCAGATGATACCACAACTACATTTCTTATAAATAGTGATAGTGGAGATTTAGTTAGAAGAAGTAAGCAAATAGCAATAAGGTCAGAATTAGCAATTGATGACTTTAATACTTTTGAAGATTTAACGTCAACGGTTAATGCAACGACTTATCAAAGCGCTGTTTAAGATGGACAAAATTAGTAGGTAAATAGAGAGAAAAATGGCAGATTTCAAATTAGGACGATTAAAGTTTAAATGGAGAGGCGATTGGTCAGGAACAACTGGCTATGTTATTGATGATATCGCAAAATATGGTGGTAATGCTTATGTGTGTATTCAAAATCACACGTCACCAGCAACAGAACAAGATTTTTATACAAGTCCTGGAACATTTACAGAATATTGGCAATTACACCAAGAATCATTTTACTTTAAAGGTGCATATGCTGACGGAACTTGGTACAAATTAAACGACCTAGTTTCTTATGGTGGTAAACAATACCGTTGTACTACTCAATACACATCATCAGGCACAGTTTTAGACCAGTCTAAATTTGAACAATTTAGTGATGGTATTATTTTTAAAGGTGATTATGCTTCTAGTACACAATACAAATTAAACGACCTAGTTAAGTATGGTGGTAGAACATATAGATGTACTACTGAACATACATCAGCGGCTGGTGGAGATATCAATATAGTTTTAGGAAACTTTGATATCTATAGTGAAGGTTTAGCATTTAAAGGCGACTTCCAAGTTAACACATATTACAAATTAGATGATGTTGTTAAATTTGGTGCATATCAATAT